TTTTACACCAACATCATTTGTAAAATGAGTCCCAATGCCGAATGCCGATTTAATTTTGCCAACACAATATTCTTTAATATCACAAGCAGTATCTACATCTAGCGCATTGCTAAAAATGATTGTTTTCGATAGAGGTTCAATTTTTAGTTTAAGATAATGTGAAATAAATTTATCTGCATATTCATATGGGTCTCCACTGTCTTGTCTAACTCCATCAAACAATTTTGAATATTTCATATCAAAAGATTGAATGAAATTATCAGATGTATATGTATCGGTAAGAGCCATTCCAAGATCTCCTTGATAAACATCAACCCAATTCTCCATAGCAAGTTTGTTAGCCATGCGGTAGCCGTAGAGTGCGCCATGAGCCATAATCCACTCATGTGCTAAGGTACCCATAACGTTTATGTTGTACTTATGTGCAAAGTGGATGTTGGAAGTTCCTGTGAAGTGATCGTCGGATACTTTTGAGAAGAGGTTGACGATGCGGTCTTGGTTTGCGTATGAGTATCTCCTTCGAGTTCCAAAGTCAGAGAAGTGAGCGTTGTGGGCTTGGAGCTCAGTAACTTTAGCAACGTCATGGTCGCTTAGGAGCTCGATCTCAGGCATCTGCCCTGTCATCTTAAAGAAGAGCTCAGATATGATTGCGAGGATTGGAACTTCCCAAAGTATTGTGCGGTACCACAAACCCTCTATCTCAATGTCAAGAGTTCCATCGCCGTGTTGTGTTATTGCAACTTCGGATGGGTCAAAACGATATCCCTTCAGAAAATCGATGAACGCTTGGGGAAGGAACTTCACTTTGGTCTGAAGGAACTCTTCCTCCTCAGGTGTGAGTGTCAGGCTCGACATCAGGCTTATCTGCCTTGCAAGCTCATAACCAAAGTCTTTTGGGTAGACTTGCTTGTTACGATCCTTGAACCTGTACTTTACTCTTAGGCCGGGGAACTTTTGGAGAACCGCGAACATCATTGTGAACTTGTACAGGTCAGTGTCGAGTATTGATTGAATGATTGGTGTGTAGCTTCTCATCTTTCGAGTAGGTTTAGTGATGTTAGTGCTGTAAATTTTGCGGCAAATCTTATGCGAGTAACTGCAATTGATTGATAATCATGCGCGCCTGCTTCGTCAATTGAATCACTTACTAACTTTGCTAATGATTCAGTTCCCTTTTCAATGAGGAACTTTGATAGTTCTTCCTTTAGTTCGATTGCTTTCATTTTAATTTAAGTTGTTCATTCATACTACATGGACATTTACTTAATGCGGGAGTGCCACAATAATTTCTTGCATCACAATTAGTGCACCTACCCTCAAGAAAAATATTATTGGATGGAACAAATGGAACTGTTACAAATTTTATTTTTACTGTGTAGGTTTTCATTTCTTATATATAAGTTGTTTGTTAATTACAGTTTCCTCGATTTTTCCAAATTTTGTAGTGTATTGAACCCAAAGATAAGTGTCATTATTCAAATGCCCACCCGAAGCTACTGCTTTTGTAGAATCGGGCATAATATAAATGACTGTCCCAATCGGGTATTCAGCATCACTTGGTGTGATTTTTGGTTTACAACTGGATAATCCCAAAGTTATTACACCTATGATTAAAATTAATTTTTTCATAACTTAATTTATAGGGCAAATTCCACCATTACTATAACAAATAAAACGCTTTCCGTCAACTGTAACAACCACAACTCTTCCAAACTCAATTCCCATAGATTTACTTTCACCTACGTAAATTGTTGGAGTTGGAGGTGCTTCAGGAGCTCCATCAGCTTTTGTTTTTTGACAACTTGTAACAATAAATACATTTCCTACTAATGAAAATGCAAGAATAACTAACAAGATTTTTAATTTTTTCATATGATAATTTTTTTAAAAGATTAAACTTCCTTTGTCATCCCATTGACTATAGAGTTTTCCATTTTCACGTAGGATAACATATTTTAATGCTTTTGTTGTTTCCTTTGACATACAATCATCGTCCACAACAGTAGACATTCCATCTACTGAACAATACTACCATCATGTCCATTGAGTGAATTTAGAAATGTTAATCGAATTATTGCCGCCTGATTCTTTTGTGATAATGCAAAGAAATTATTTTCTATTGTTGCAACTGTTGCAACTGTTGTATAGTTCATTATAGTGTGTCGTTTATAAATTTTACGGTTGAACTTGAGCCTATTAATTTACAACGTAATCCTCTTGTTGGAACCTTTCCGCCAAATTTCTTCTTATACGTAGAAGATAAAGGAAAATATTTTGAATAATTATCTTCATTAAAGTTTACACCTGATTCGATAACTTTGCATGTTTTCTTATCATATACTGCGAAATACACCGTATTCGTATAAGGCTTTGTCATTACATCAGTAAAATAAACTGTAATGACATGAAGTTTTGGAGAAACTTCAGTAGAAGAATCCAAAAGTTTTTTTGCGTTTTCAGTGTACTGATTTACAAAGATTGATCTCATAATTAATTAGCTGATTCAGTTATCTCTAACGTTCCAAGACAAGCAGACATTATATGCAAATCTTCTTTTCCTTCTTTAGCAAATGAAATATGCTCATTTAGAAATTCAGGACCTTTAGTTTTTATCCCCTTATAGGTGTAACCATTGAATTGATACCTACGACACGCAGGATCTACAATGTCATAGTTTACTCCAACTTTTAAATCTTGCTTTTTCATTATCTTAACTTTATGAATCTTTTTCATTATCTTAACTTTATGAATGAACTGATTTTCTATTAGAATACAAAGGTAATACTTTTCTTTGACAATAAAAAATTATTTGACATATCTATCAGTTAAAATTATACTATACACTAATCCATGTTTTATAAAAGTCCAATCACCTTCAACTTCTTTTTTTACCATATCACAGTTTCTAAGCACCCTATCAAATTGTCCCATCGACATGCTGTATGTAATATTACCTGATAAATCATTGAAGTAAAATCGAGGATTATTTCCAGGACTATAGCTATCATAATACAAAATAGCATGAAACTCATAATTTTCTTTCCAAATTATGTTACCCTCAAGTTTTTGCCAAGATGTAACAAATTCGATTAGATTGCCAGTAGGCTCAAATGGAATTAAGATTTTTTTGACCATTTCTATGTGTTTTTAAGTGATGTTTCCAATCTAAATATCCTTTGATTGCGATTCCAAATAAAATGAAATACAAACTTGCAGATACATACATTCCTTTGTATATGAATAAGCCAGTGTAAATTATATCTGCTAAAATCCAGATGTGCCAGTTCTCAAGTTTTCTTCTTACAAGTAAATAGTTTGCAGTTAAACTCAAAGTAGCTACAAGAGAATCGATATAAGGAGCTGCAGCATTAGTATAGTGTGAAAATAAGTACGAAGAAATTGCAAAAAGAATAGAAGATAAAAATAAATATATGAACTTTTGAGACCACGTGAGCACCTCTATTTTGCAGATATGGGGTTCATTACTCTCTTTATGTTTATACCAGTCGATCATTCCCATGACACCCTGGATAAAGAAAAAGGCCTGTAGGCACAGATCAGCGTATAATCTAACATGAAAAAATACAACAGTATAAAATGCAATGGCCAGTAATCCAACTGGCCATGAGTATGTGTGTTGTTTTGCAGACAAATAAACTGACCACAAAGTCAGAATTGCTGCTATAATTTCAACGTAAATTATCATAAATTGCTTTGTTTCTGAGGATTAGGGGATGGTCGTCAAGGGTGTTATTACTCTGCTAAATCCTATCTTTTTTGCTCGTAATTGATATTCCGAAATATAATCGACATCGAGCTTTCTAAACATATCATTGAGAAGGATTAAGGCTGCATACGATTGTGGAAGTAAAGAATTATCAAAAAAAATCTTTTCTATAAAACAGGTTGCACCCGTATTAGACTTATGAATGATTTTTAAAGTCTCCATTAAAAAAGTTTCTTGCGTTCGTTTATGATAGAGATAATTTCAAAAACTTTATGCATTTGCCCATAATTAAGAATGTCATCATATTTCCAATCTTTCAGTTCATTACAAAGACCTTTTATAAAAGAAATTGCCTTACCTCTTGCATACTTCGGAAAGAAACCGAGTATTTCCCCAATTTGAAGTAATTCATCATTAGATAATGAATTAATAATTTCCTGAGCATTTAAAGTTGTGGCCATAATTATGATATTAATGATTTAGCAACCTGTGCAACAAGAATTTCAGTGTTTGATATTGAAATAATTTGATTCCAATACTTTGGCATTTTCCTCTTTACTAAAAGAGTTTGCTTAGGTGATAAGTAACCCTTCTTAAGAAGTTGCTGGGCAAACGATGAAAGAATTTCTCCATCACAACCCGAAAAACCAATACCATTGTAGAACTTGGTGTAACCTACACGTTGTTCTTCGTTGGTTTGGTTATCGAATATCTTTAACAGTGCTGACTTAGCCCAAACATCTGAAGTACCTAACTTCATTTTAACAAAATCCTTGATAGCACCTTTTGTTACTTTTACTTCTTTAACAGTTACCATGGGAAAAAGTATTTGTTGATTAGAGTACAAAGGTAATACTTTTATTTGACAAGAAAAAACAAAAGTGCTATTATTTTAACAATTCTTTAACAAAATTTAAAATAGTTTAAGTGCTGAAAAATCTTCAGGAACAGAAGGTTTAAGTTTAACATAAGGGTACGCAATAAATGGACCGCCATTTACCGAATATCCTATAAAAGATTTGTCATCATCTAAAACGCCATTCATATATCATATACACGAATTTTCCTGCTTACTTTTGTTTGGCGGCCATCGCCAAAATACAAAATAACTGTATCAGTTGCATATTCGTCAGAATACGGGTGTAGAGGTTTCATATAACATTAAATAAATCAGGGTCAGAACTGTCTATAACTTTAATATCGTAATCCAAGAAGGCTTCGAGGGTTGGCTTTAAATCATTGGATATTGCTCTACAAGCATCGATAATAACTGTGGTGTCATATCCATAAGCATCTTTGCCATCGATTGCGGTTTCTTTTACGCAATAGTCAGTGGCTAGACCGCACACAAATATTTCGTCAACTCCTTTGTTATCAAGAATCTGAACCAATTCTGGCCAAATATCTTCTTCGCCGGCAAAATCCCGGAATGCGCTGTATGGATGTTCAAACTCTCCTTTTTTGTAAATATAAAAATCTTTCTTACATTTTGAAAGATCAAGACCAGGGTGTAATTCAGCTCCTTTTGTATTTTGAACACAATGATCAGGCCAAACTGTTTCTCCATCAACCTTTTCAAATGGTTGGACTCCATGACGTGAAGCAAACCCGATGTTATCGGATACATGCCAATCCATTGTAAAAACTACAAGATCGAAATTTGGGAGTAATTTATTAATGATGGGTACTACTTCGTCCCCATTTTTTACTGCTAATGAGCCACCCGGGCAAAAGTCATTTTGCACGTCGACAACTATAAGTGCTTTCATTTATTTATTATTTAAATATGAGATACAATATTATAGCGATTAATACCACTATAAATATTTTTGTAATTTTATTTAATAGCTCAATCATGTTACTTTATAATAACAAATGCATCTGTGACGTCAGGTTTAGATTTTGCTACAGCAATGTATTTTTTCGGATAATGTACTTTATCATAATCCATATATTTTCCACTTGTAAAAATTACTCGTACAGTTACTCCACCTGGGATAAATGACAATTCGTTTGTTCTATTTTGATCTAAACTTTGCATGTTAGTGTGTTATTAGTGAACGTTTTATATTAACTGGATTGTTTCGTTTGAACTCTGAACGAAGATGTCTTTGGATGACAGGTGTGTCCAAGAATTTGTTAATGATTTTTTCTTTTGTTAGATCGCCTTCAACATCAGATTTGGATTCAAGAAATGGAGAGTCTTTACCTTTCCAAACAGTTAGAATGTCATCGACTAATCTATAACCATCTCTCGAATTTCCTACAAAGTCTGGCATTATTTGTCCAAGGTCACCCATTGAATGTACTCCTAAGCCATCTGTGGCTACAGAATTAATTGTAGATATTACAACACCTTTTTCATCATGTCCATGCAGTTCATATACTGCTAAATATTCAGCCATGTCATAAACTTCTGATTTCCAAAGTTCCTGAATCATCCCATAATCACCTACATCACCATGAAGTGTCCAAAATCCAAGAAGGAATTCAGTATAATTATCAGTAGAAAGAACCATTCCATTATTTTGTGATGCAAGATTATAGAGATAAATCATACGTAATCTTGCTTTAAGATTTCCATTACGAATACTTACTCTAGTTGAGTTATCAATGTAATTTGATGTCTCATCTTCAGTATAAAGTTTTGTAAGCTCAAATAAATTCTGCAGATTAATTTCTTTAAAATCAGTGCAAAATATTTCACCCGTAATTGATGCTCTATCAATTTCATCTTTTTTATTCGTGCTCATTGGTAAACTTCTACCAATGAGTGGAATACGAAGTTCATCACATATTGGACGTGCAAGAGCGGCACATAAGCAGCTATCCATTCCACCTGATATTCCAATAACGAGTGATTGAATATTATTTTTGTTGATGTACTCTCTTAATTGAGTACGGATGCGTTCTACTGCTTTTTCGTAGTTCATTATTTAGATTTTTTAGATTGAAATTTCTTTTTAAATGCTTCTACATCATCACCAATAAAATGCTTTAATACATCGCCGGTAGGCATATGAAAAAGCATCTCTAACATTTCTATGATTTTAGTCAAATAGATTTTTTCATGATTTTCAAGTTCATTCATTTTACGAACCTCAGGATACATATAGTCATCGCTGCTAAACCATTCTCCATCGTGCCAAAAACTGTGTTTCTGATCATGAGTTGGCATATTAGGAAATGATGTACGTTGTTCGTCATACCACCATTTACTAAAAGGTGTATTTTTATTCTCGTATGCCTTATCATCCATGATACACCAAATTACTTCGTAATTTTCTCTAAGATCGGATGAGATATCCATTTCTGTAAAACCTACAGAAAGATCATTCGGTATCGTTATTGTCATAATATGCCAGTTAAATAAGATATTGATTTTTTTGATTGTTCTATCTCTTTTACTATAAATTTCATTATCGATGCCCGAAGCTCCATATCTATTGTTCGATTATAAAGCTCAATCATTGATATGAGATTTCTTAGAGGGCCAAGTTTATTTCGGATATCTTCACCAATAGAAACGAGTTCAGATTTATGAATATCTGCGAGTTCTTGTTTGATTTCCCATTCGAGTTTCCGGGAGCTGTTGCTACAATCTTCTTCGTATATTTCATATATTCTGTTCATTTTTGTGATTCTTTAAGTATTATAAAATTATATCCTGGATAGCCCTTACCAACTCTTACAAAGTCAACTGTCATCCCAATATATGGCTTTACAGATTGTCGAGTCCAGCTTCCATATCCACCAACTTCTTTAGCATCAATAAGAACTGCTGGATAACCCTCTTTATCTTCGCCACGTTTACCGATGAAATGTTTTGTTCCATCTTCATTGCAAATGACTGAGCCATCTGATTGTATTATTCCCGTAAGTACATCCATAATGTTATGCAAATATAAACAATATTTTAACAATAAAAAATTTATGAATTATTTTCTTGTAATTCAATCCATTCAATTAATTCTTTGTCTTTAACAACCTCATAATCGATAATATCCCAAAGCATGTTATCAGTAGATGATTTATCATAAGGAATTACATAATAAACTTTCTTAATGCCAGCAGCAATAATATTTTTAAGACAATCATCACATGGTTGAAGTATCGTATAAATTTCTGCACCCTCAATACCAATATCATTTTTGGCAGCAAAAGCGATAGCGTTCATCTCACCATGAATTTCATACATTAAAGAAAATTTATGATGTTCTTCTCGTTGTGTATCTGCGTCATAATGCGGAAATTTATCACAACAGTTTACAAATCCTGCTGGGGTTCCGTTATAACCAGTTGATATAATTCTTTGATTAAGAGCAATAATTGCTCCAACTTTTTTTGAAACACACTTGGATTCTTTTCCAAGTAAATATGCTGCTTTAAGAAAAAATATTTTCATCTTTGGATTTTTAATAAGAGTATCTAATATTGCAATATTATTATCAAGAGCATGTCGCAACATAATTGAGTATTTGGTCCAATCAATTACGGGTTCGCTTTGTGCTTTACGCAAATTTGTTGTAACCGTTTCTAATATACTTTTTTCTAGTGTGTTCATTCTGCCTCCACTGTTAATTTAACCACAATTGTCATTTCTATTTTATTTACAATACCTTTAAAATCTACTCCTTGAGTAACTCTTTCAGTTTCAATTTTTGCAGTACTCCAATGTACCTTTTTAGATTTTAAATTTATAATATCTTTAAGTTCTTCTGTTATAAACTGAGACCCTAAATCGTTATATTGTTTTTGTGTGTAACACTTTGTTTGATGTATAATCATAGTACAAATATAATCATTAAAAGGATTCTAATAATATCATTATTGTTAAAGTTGAGTTAAAAGTTAATGTTCATCACGATAACATTAAGCCATTAAAACCGTCTTAATGAATTATCAGAGATACATTAGAAGCAATAAAAAAGGGAAGATTTCTCCTCCCTTTAGTTTTAAATTTCTATCTTGTTGATTTCATCAATCACGATTTGAGGGTTCATTTCGAATTGCGGAATCGTTTCATAGATAGCTTGAGTGTATCCGAATAATCTGAATACCTTTCCACCGTCTTTCATTGCTGTTGGGCCATATCCACAAACATTGATGATATAAACGTATGGAGTTCCAAACTTGTTACAGTATGTCTTCCATTTGTTTTCTACGTTTCCGTATCCATCTTGTTCATCACTGATAATCAAAACGCGATCATATTGTTGATTTGTTTGTACAAATAAGTCAAAACATGATCCAAAATCAGTACCGTGACCTTGACGTCCACTGTATCCTTTGAATTTTTGTTTCAAAGTATTTACAGAGTCATTAGGATTCCAGCCAGTAATTTTTTCTGCTCTATCTGCAAAGTGATAAACGTCTCCATTTACACCCTTAGCAAAAGTTGCAGCTACAAGAGCAGCCTTTTCAGCAGGAGTCGAATTAATTTGACAAGCTTTTCCATCCTTATCACTTTGAACGTGTGAGTAAAAACCCATTGAGCCTGAAGTATCAAATACAACTGCGGTTCTTCCTTCTGGTAATAAATTTTCAAGATTAGGAATTGAAAGCTCATAAGCTATTCCTAAAGCCTTTGTAACTTTTGCCATTGCTTGTCCCGAAAATTCCAATGTCATTATTTCTAATGCAAGGTCAATTTGGTGAGGCCATATAAGTGATTGCTTGATAAGCTTTTCATTCACTAAAAGATCGCAAGCAAGGTCAAGAACTTCCATGTTGTTTGTTTGTAAAATATTTCTCAATTTACGAACAAGAGCAAGATAACCAATTTTCTTGGTTTTAATAAGTTCAATATAGTTATCAACTTTAGCATCATTAAGAACAATCTTAGCTTGTTCAACTGAAAGTTCTCCTGATTTAACTGCTACTGCAACTTCTTGTCCAGACTTTGTATTCTTGTCTTCAGCAGTATTGAATTGCTTCAAAATGCCAAGAACTAATGCTCTGATAGCTGGGATTTCCATCACAGTTTCTTCTGGAGTTAAAAATGAAAAATCATATTCCTTTTCAAATTTAGTTCCTTTTATAGCTTTCTTGAATTCATCTAATGATACTTTTACTGTACCATTTGTAGTTGTTGCATGAGGGTGAACCAAATTAACAATATCAACAAGACTTATACCTCTTGACTTCATTTGATATTTTGCAAGAGTGTATGCATCTGAGTTTTCAATTGCATCTTTGAAACCCTTCTTTAATGAGTTTGGCATTGGAGCCTTAGCGCCATTCTTTGCTTGATAACAAGCTAAGATTTCAGCCATATCATCAAGACGATAGATAATACCTCCACGATTAACCTTACGGTCTCTCTTTGAGAAAAATCTTTTTGCAAGTTCGGTTCCTGATAAATGAGCAATAAGTTCTACTGCGCCATAGTGTGTAACACTTCTTTGACCAAACACTGTACGTGCGTAGATAAGAGCTTTTGCAGCAAATAATGGGTTTTTCTTAGCAACTTCATTAAGAACTTCCTTAAATCTCTTTTCACGTTCAGTTTCCTTTTCGTAAAAAGTATTAGATAAGCCTGTTGAAAGAATGCCTATTAATTCTTTTTCAGCTTTTTGAGTAAAGCCTGGGCCACCTTGTAATGTTACAGTTGGCTTTTGATCTGGGATTGATACCCTCTTTTCATTGTACTTTGACATAACTATTAATTTTTTAGGTTAAAGAAATTTGTTTATTGTATTTAGTATTTAATTTTGCTTTGTTATTTTTTTAATTGCTTCTTGAATAGTTGATGCATTTAAAAAAACAAAATTAACATTTCCGTTTTTATATTCAACACCATCCCAGGAATTTGCAGAATCCCTATAAATTATTTTATAATCATTTAATGAAAAGAGTGTTTTTTTCTCTATTTCATCAAGAACATTTTCCATGTCATTTGTTACTGACATATTTCCTAGATTGCTATCAACAATCCATAAAATCTTTTCATCAGTTCCATCTGCAATACCATACGTATAATTTGAACGTGACATATATGTTGTTTTTAAATCAACAGTGCCCGAGAGTTAAATTCCCGGGCACGTTAATAAGTTTCAAATTTTGAAAAATAATAACTGGGAAATTTGGCGATGAGGTTGTTTAGCAATTATTTTGGAATAGCGATGTAACTCATTGGCCTTACCACAATTAGTAAGTATAGATTATATATACAGCAAAAAGCTGATAGTTTTAATGGTTAATGTTAAAATTTTGTTAATTATTCGTATGAAATTAAATTGTTTAAATTTGGAATATCTTTAACTTCCATATCATGTGCACTGTCTCCACATTTACATGCTCCACAGGTACATCCATTATAATCTAGCAAATTCCAAAACCCTGTACATTTATATGAATTTTCATCTTCATTGAGTATACCTGCATAAAAATAACTCCAAGCAGGTTCTATGATTTCCTCTTCGGTTATCACTTCTTTACCTGCATATATACCATTTTTATCGTATTTTTCAATTGTTCTTATTAATTTTTTCTTTGGATTAATTGAAAAGTTCCAGGTAGGATTGGCTGTTGTTTCGGGATACATGATTAATTTTATTTTAAAAAGTGATTAATTTTAGGTGCGAATGTGGGAGTCGAACACCACTATCCTGAGGTTATGAGCCTGAGATGATCTATTGACTGTTTAAGTCAAAATCCGTTTCACTCTTTCGCATGTATTTTTCTACCTTTTATCCAACCTAAAGTTAGATATTCAGTAAGACTTTCTTTCTTTATCATATATTCAAAGAAAATTTCAAAAAGTTCACCGAGTAGCGGGTATCCGATTCGGACGGATGACAATCTTTAACAGACTGTGTCGGGTTATGGGCCCGAAGAGTTAGTCCTCTACTCTAACCCGCGATATATTTTTATTTTGCCCACTCGTTGGGCCAATTGTTAGCATCCAAAATTGGTTTTTTGAGTGCTTCTTTCATTCTATTTAATCTCCAATTTAATTCCTTTATATCAGCGCCTGCATAATTATTTCTTCCAGTTGCATATGCAACTGGAATTCCTTTATCGTAATGAACTTCAGTTAAAAAGAAATCTCGTTCATCGGAATTATCATATATTCGAGTTAGTACTCGTATGTTCCAGTAGTGATCAGGTGCTTCTTTTTTCATTTCTTTGTTGTACCCCCTATGAGATTCGAACTCATAATATGTTTAATACTTTCAATTCAGATAATGTAAGAATTATGATATTTTTGTCTTGATTTTGTTCCAAAACACATTTCATTTTTCTTTTATCATCCACTCTGCCATCTTTAGATTTCCACCAATGGCCCTTTATTTCTATAAATGTATCTGATTCTGGTAGATAAAAATCTGCGAAGTAACTATGAGAATAATCCCCGTCAAATAGCGTGTATAAAATTCGAGTTTTAGGACGTGCCCAATTGATCTTATTTTTGTTAAGATATTCAGCGTATTTTAATTCCCAAGTACCTTGGACTTTTACATTTTTATTATCATGCGGGCAGAAAATTTCATAATATCTAGTTTTAACGTATCCATTATTTGTTTCTGATGCCGATTTAGACATTTGTTGTTTTGTTTCTAAAGTATGATGTTTGTTCAAAAACGTTGGCACATATGTGCCAGCTATAACACTAGCTTTCCATGAATCATTCTGTGATTTAACACGCTTATCAGTTTCTTTAGTTAATCCTTTACTCCAATTTTTATTGCCTCCTCTTGGTTTTTCTGGTTCACCTTTTCTATGTATGAGACAATGTGAAAAGTGAGAGTTTAATGATTGTGATTTAATAAATTCTTTACCGCATTCACATATATAAATGTCATCTTTTTTATATATAGATGGTTTTAATATCTTTATATGAATCTTGCATTTTGAACAATGGCTATTATAAGATTGTGATTTTTCAAATTCCTTTCCGCAATTACAAATATACATTTTTATTCTATATATTCATGCGAATTTGGAAAAGTGAACAAACTGTAATGAGTGCCCTAAAAGGGATTCGAACCCTTACTTTTACGCCTTTTAAGGACGTTGTGCCTCTTCCTATTGGGCTAAGGGGGCAGTTGCCTTTCGGCAATGTTTTGTTACTGAGCAGGTACGCTATCAATTACAATAGTATCAACTTGAGCTGTAGAATCGGTATTAGTAGATTCAGTAGTTGTGGGTGTTGATTTACAAGCTGCGAATGAGATTAAAGCAAAAGCAATGAGAGCAAAGAATAATTTTTTCATGTTAATTTTTAAGATTAGTTTATTTAAAGATTATATATCACTTCATTAAAAAGTTTTGTAAAAAATGAGAAAAAAGCGCCAAAAAGTATTTTTCAATCCACGAAGTAACCTTTCGATTCACTACATATTCTACAATATCGTTAGAGCCATTAGTTGTTCATGCTAATCTGTACGCATCTCTGCTTTCATGTGCCACCGCAACACGGGGATTCTCCATGCATATACAATGTGAATAAACGGGATTCGAACCCTATCTTCCTTTCCGTTCTGTGCTGCCTCATCCCGTTCAATCCGGGTGGCGTGCATTCTAACTTCATGGTGTGCGCCATTACACTTTTTATCCTCTGAGTGTTTCGAACCACTCAGTCACCGGGTGACAGCCTAGTGATTTGTACGTCTAGAAGGAATCGAACCTCCAAAGTTTAAAAGAGTTGTACACCTCTTTTTCAACCTCTGATACCTCTATGGGTAGCCACTTTTAACCCGATCGTACGTTAAAAGCTTGCGCCCCTTCGTAATCATTGACGTAAATTGTGCCCCTCGTGGCATCGAACCACGGTCCCCTCGACTACACTACTCTTTCTAGATTCAAACGTTATTCCTCTAGACATCTGAAGTTCATCTACCTCTCTACACGAACTTGAATAATCATTACATTTCCTGCGCAGAATTTGTACATCCATTCTCGTCATTATGCTTCAAGTTTCGGCTTCACCCGAACGCTCTACCCCTGAGCTAAGAGGGCATTTGAATTTCTATGCAAGGTAACTGGCCTTCTATAAAATCCTAACAGTCTTTGTGTAGCCCGTAGGGGAATCGAACCCCTGTCACTGGGCTGAAAACCCAGTGTACTAACCCCTATACGAACGGGCCTTTTTTAATAGAAATACAAAGGTAATATAAATTCTTGACAATAAAAAATTTATTTTACTTTTTTTCAATTTTTCCTTCAATGGGATAGGAACGTTCACCCCAATATTCAATTCTTTTTACTTTTTTAAAGCCTAATCGTTTAAACATTGGAATTAACCCTTGATGCGCTACTGAAGCCTGAACTATAGTATCCATTGGCATCATATTAAAAAGGTCGCTCAATATCTCTGTGTATCTGCCGTGACCTCTTTCAGCCATATTAATATATCCTCCCATTAAAATTAACAATCCCTTTGGGTATTTTTCAGATATTTCATAATGATAATCAATCCACCCATACGGTGTTTCCAATCTTTTTGTTTTCATGGTAGCGAGTACGGAATTCGAATCCGTGTCGTAGACTTGAAAGGCCTATGTCCTAACCTATTAGACGAACTCGCCAAATTTTTTCAGAGAAACTTTTAACAGAGTCTCTCCGGGGAACTTTCGTCTACCCCAAGAATCCCGCAATGGAATTCTTCAACTGTTTTATCAGGAGAACCTGATTTATCAGTTATTTCGGAATTTCTTTATTTAATTTTGCTCTTAATTCTTCTACATTATCACAAAGTGATTCCGTAACTTTATCAACTTTATCAACTTTGTAAACCAAAATATCATATGCTTCTGGAAAATTAAGTTGAATTTGTTTATATGTTCTTAGTTTTGAAAGTGTGCATTTTATCTGATTCCTTGTTATAATATATTCACGTTCATTAGCTTCAGATTCTTCTGCTAATTTAGTAAGAGTATTAAAAATATCAGTACCCTTTTTAATAATACGACTATTAACATCCATTTCCAATGTCGGAAGTTTTACTGTTAAATAATAATACTTGGAACCAGAATAAAATGAAACGTTACCATGAACATGTACTTTATTTGGGTAAATTTTGAAAAAGTCAAGAACTTCGTTAGGAAGAAATTTTTTGCATTCTTCTGTAAGAGCTTCTTCCATTTGCTTTTTTAATTTAGCAGTCTTTTCAGTATAGGAAGTTAATAAGATTGCCGCTACACTGTCAATTTTTTTTCCTGAAATGTAATTTGTCATGGTTTTTATGTTTATTGTTTAAAATGTAAATTTATTTCATTTTGCCGAAAGTAAAAAACTTTTAACAAAAGTTTAACATTTTTATGTTGTAGTATTCATTTTTCTGCCTAATCGCCAACCGGCAGGAACTATTTCATTTCTTTTAATTTTTTTATTCTCGTTTTCATTTGTTATCCAACAACTTCCAAATTGAGAATTTCGCATACCCTGTTGATGATTATTTAAGGCATGTTTTATTTTCATTTTGTTTTTTGTGTCGATGGAATGATGTTTGTTTAGAAAACCTGTATGTGCAGGAAATGTTCCATTTTCATACATTTTAATCCAACGTTCAGATCTACCTATATGATGCATCTCCAATTTAATTGTCCATTTAGAAAGTAATAATCTTGTGAATGATCCTCAATGCGTTGTAAATAGGCATAATGTGCTTTTTCTTTTTCTCTTCTTTCTTGTTCTTCTTTTTCTCGTTGTTCTTTTTGTGCTTCTGTTTCTTTCATAATAAATTTTATTATTGTCGAATATGAAGGGCTCGAACCTTCGGCCTCTACATCCCAAATGTAGCGCTCTTCCAACTGAGCTAATACTCGATAAAAGCTTGGAGCGAGGTTTGTATCTCACTAACCCTTGGGCTGCAACCAGTGCATTATCCAAGCTTATGCTGTCCCCACAGGATTCGAACCTGTACGCCTGTAAAGGCACCGGTGTCAAAGGCCGGTATGTCTGCTCAGTTCCATCAGAGAACATTGTTGTTGCCCCATAAGGATTCGAACCTTAGCTGGCAGAATCAAAATCTGCAGTGCTAGCCAATTACACCATGAGGCAAATTATAACTGAGAAAATCGACAAGAGGTAATGTTTAGAAAACCAAAATTTCGAAGTAGCTCTTTTCTTTACTACAGCTAAATTGTTGGAGCGGATTCG